CATGTTTTGAGTGGTTGTCACATCCACTTTGCCAACTTCAAATGAAGAGAAAGACATTACCGAGCTACCCTGACTGCGCCAGCCCTATAGCTATCTGTTGTGTTGTAGCCCTCACCCAAAGCCTTGATGTCATTTAGAGCGGTTTCGTATCTGGTGTTATAGACTTGCATCATGTCTGGTTCGCTTTTCAAAAAAGTTGATGCTTCAACCAAACACCCATACAACAAAGCACTTTCTGCGTTTGTGCCAAGCCAACTTGTGCCACTAGCAGCAACAGTTAAAATAGTGTAGCTCACTTGTTAGGTTTGCATTAGGCGTTGGCCCAAGGATAAACGTGTTTGAGTCAAACAATCCGTAATACTTTGGTATGCCAGTGGTAGATGAAGACGGATAAGCCTCTCTAATAAAATTAACATCCTTCTGGATCAAAAACTCATAACCACTGTTATCAATAGCTATTGAGTAAACTGCCAAAAAGTCTGATGGTGTAGAAAGATACTCGTTACCGCTTGTTGTTGTGCCAGTAACATTCTTTCTAAAATCAGGCAGTTGCACTGACTTCAATATCCTGTTTTCAGCCTGAGTTATGATGACAGGCAAATTGGTGACAAACGTGGATTCAGATGTCTCCATGTAGTCTTGTATCGCCGTCTTTAGGGTGGTGAATGTAAAAGCCATCAGCTTATAACCACTCGCGCAATACCAACCTCGCCCCGCATAAATACAGCATCATTGCCAACAGGATCAAAGGCAGCTAACGCCCTACTTTCTTCTAACGACTGATCTGGCCTTGGATTCCTCAAAGCTTGAGGATCGTTAACCTTCACTCTTCCCAAATGAAGTTGAGGCTGATCAGGACTCCAAACGTCCTTCCCTACAAGCAGACCAGTGGGCCTACCATTTTTTATTTCTGGTTTTAAATCTTTTAATGGATAGCGAAACCCAGTTAAATCGCAAAATCCGTAAGCATATTTACCACTAGCGAAGCTCAATATCTGTAACCTCCGGGTGCTATGAACAGAGAAGCTTTCTCTCTAGCAGAGTCAGCCGCCATCATCCATTGTTCTTCATAATCAGCTTTCAAAGCTTCCATACGATTTGCCGCTGATGGGAACTTCAAGCTCAACTGGAAAGCCAAACCAGATATTAAGCAGGGCAAAAACCTAGCCGGTACATCCATGTTATTACTTGCTGGCGATCCGCTATCCTCTATTCGCTCCATGTAGTAGTAAGCAAATATATATGTTTCCTGATCGTCAGGTGTGGGCCATAAATTTATTGTTATGCCATCTGGCGTTCTTTCAACATAATACTCAAGAGGCTTAGACTGAGTTAGTTTGTTTGACAAGTGAGAGTATTGACTCACAGAGATCCTAGTCATGCTTTGATCAAACTGCTTATCAGTATCTCCAGAGTCTGTTCTCAAAAAACCCTCAACAATGTCAAATATCTTGGCATCAAGAGAGTATGTATTAGTGCCAGCAGTCAAAGTCTGCGTCCCGAACTTAACAGTCCACAGATTTAAACCACGGTTCTGCCACTCAAGCATCAACAGATCAATACTTCTTCTTGCTGTCTTGTAGTCATAGCCACTACGCAATTCCAACCCTGCCCTCTCAAACGCCTCTTCTATAGCGTCAGAAAGATCAAGATTGAAAGTATGTGTGCCGCTTGTAGCCATTACTTCTTCTTCCTTTTCTTTTTGGAAAGCCCAGCCTCAGATAGCGCGATTGCGATAGCTTGCTTTTTGTTTTTGACCTTTTTGCCAGAGCCTCCAGACTTTAACTTGCCTGACTTAAACTCCTCCATGACCTTTTTAACTTTGGCCTGTTTTCTTTTTGCAGGAGCTGATGATATTTGTTTTTTCTGTTGCGCCCTACTGATCGGCATTAAGACTTACCGAACTTTTGTTTTTGTGATTTAGGAGGAGACTTTTTGCTCCCGCCCTTACCGGCCCAAAAGACCTTATTTGCCCAGTATGATCTTCACTTTCTCGCCATCCCTGACAGCAACAACTGCTTTTTTCTTAGGATGCTTAGGCGTTCTTTTGGGTTTGTTTAAACCAGACAAACCAACCTTCTTCAGTCTGTTTTTTTCTGATTCAGTCAAACTCATTTCTTTCTCGATCTGTTCTTTGATCTGGACTCAACCCGAAGGTTGCTTCTCCTGTTGTTACGAGCGTTTCCGTCTTTATGGTGGACATCTTTCTTATCCCCCTTAGAAACAGCTCCAGAAGAAGCCATTTTCCTTCTAGCGGCATTTCTGCCAGCCCTTCTCTTCTTCTCTTCAGGCTTGGAATGGAACTTCTTGTATTCTCTCTTGTAGTTCCTAGCCATAGAGATTATTTTTTAGGTGCTGCCTTTTTAGGTGCAGCTTTCTTAGCTGGAGCTTTCTTTTCTTCTGGTGCCATGTCTTTCAACGCAGCTTCAGCATCTGCCTTGACAAACACATCCCCAGAAACAGCGACATACTCACCATCTTCGTTTTTACTACCGATCTGATAAGCATCTTCGCCAGTTTTTCCGAACACTCCACTAACAAATATTTCAAGCTTTGCCATTAGTATACCTTCCTAACTTGCATGATTATGTTGTAAACATCACCATTGGAGTGGCCTACTGTGGTGAATAAAACATCACCAGTGGTTCCGCTTGGCTTAGAGTCAGGTATACCTGTGAAAGCCATAACGTCCGAAGAGGCATGAAACAAAATCCTTACGCTCATACCTATGGTTGAGTAGTAAATCTTTTGAATTGTAACTCCAGTGCATGATGCACCAGTCATGGGGTCTTTTGACAAAGCAGAAACATCAATCTTTGCAACAGCGGATTCACCAGTGCCGTCACTTATGTTTGTAAACCTAAAGATGGCTGTACTTGCTCCATCTTGTATGGTTTGTGTAGTTACTGCATCAGCCATGATTCACTCCTTTAGGATGCTGCGTCAAACCCTGTAATTTCAATCAAGAAACGTCCAGCGGTATAAGTGGCATCACCAGTGCCTTGGCTTACGAGATACAAGAACTGATCAGCAGCTATATCTCCACCAGCAACCACAGTGCCAGCAGAAGCCGCTCCAGCGTTGATTATTTGAGTTTCGGTCAGATCACCAATAGCAGTATCATTAACACCAGTTCCCTCTGTAGCGGAAAACAGGTCAATGTC